ATTATTAACGCCACGAGGAAAGGCAACATCTTCGACGGGTAGACCCTTGAAACTATTCCTGGCTTGTTTGATGAATGCTTGAACTGCAAACTCATCTTCATTGAGAATAATTTTTAGAGTCTTTTCAATCATCTTACGACACACCTGAGGTGTAGAAGAACGAACTGACTCGATGCCCGTTACCTTGAGTTTTGGTGAGCTGTATTGAACACCCTCGTTGTTTAGAACGTTCGCAATATATCGTTTCTTGCCAGTAAACACCACCCGAGACGCAATGATCTCGCGTGCCATAACCATCTTTTGTTCATATGCGTTGACATAATCCTTGAGTTCCTCGTATGCATTTGCAAGAAGAGGTTCAATCTTCTGTGCAGCTACCTTATCAATGAACTTACATATTTTATCGGGATTCGTTTCGTCAGGCATTACCCTGTTAACAAGGTCACCAAGACGAACATACAAACTGTCAGTATCGATAGCCAACACAAAGTCAACATTATCAGTCTGTAGTAGTTCATTTAGATATTTATTTATTCGTTGTTCTGCCCAACGAATGGTAAGCTGACCAGAGATTGTGATTGCTTCGGCCATGCGAATATCATAGTAACGAAACCACTTGTTCGACATAGCGCCATAGAGTGAGTTCATTAGGATCTTGACTGCCCACTGCTGATTGGTATAAAGACTGATCTTCTTTTCTACCTGAGCTCGTTTGTGGATTTCATCCTTGGGAATCTTCTCAAGATCCTGCATAGCTTTGATCGCTTGCTTCTTCGTAACTGCTCGCTCATTGTAGAGTTCCTCGACGATCTGAGGAAACACGCCGTGGCTGTCTGTTCGAAAGAGTTGGCCGGTAGAAGACAGGCAATGATCCTTTGGTATATCGAACTTACGTTTCTGAAGAAGCGTCTCGACATCAGCACCAGCAACAACACCGTCTGCAATAGTTTCTGGTGACATGTTGTACTGCATGATGAGATGCGGATACAGAGAGTTTAAGTCAAACGAACAGACCCAGTCATGCATACCAGTAATGGGTTGCTTGACGTATGCACCTTCGATGCGTCTATCGTTATGAACTTCATCTCGCTCAGCAATAACGATGTTACGCCGACGAAGAACATTGTAGATGTATGTATCCCAGATCTTCACCGACCCGAAGGATGTGATGTAGTTTGAATTCGCTTTGTGAGCAAGAGTGAGAGCAAGAGAGATGTAACCTGTCTTGTCATCCATACGCTCGACCAGCTGAGTGTCACGAATATTGTAGTCGATAAACTTCTGATGATTTTCTCGATACAGAGCAGCAAGAGAAGAGTACTCCGAGTAGTCAAGCTTCTTCTCACCAAGAACAACGTTTGCAATGTTATCGAGTTTGTACGACTCTTGATTGCCGTATGAGTATCCAAGCTTCTTGAACAGCTTCATAAAGTCGAGTTGTGTGGTACCAGTAATCTTGTACATGTTACCATCTTTGTTCAACTCTGGCTTGTGGCCGAACAAAGACATCTTACGTAGCTGATCCTCACCGAGTATCTTTGCTATGCGATTGATGATGTATGGCATATCGAACTCTTCTGAGTTCCAGCCACTGATGATGTCCGGAATATTATTGTGATAGTGTTGTAGGAAACTCTTGAGCAATGAGTGCTCATCCATACAACGTTTGTACTCGATACGAGTATCCTGAACGATAGAGATCTCTGGTGAGAAACCACCAATACCCCACGTGTAGAAGGTATCATCAACGCTGCTCTTGATCGTAATCGCTGTAATGGGTTGAGATGCAAGAGAAGGCTCAGGAAACCCTTGATCGGATTGAACCTCGATGTCGATGAACATTACATTGACGAGAGACATATCAGGTTCACACCCGTTTGGAAAGCGATCGCTGATATACTGGGCGATGTAATCTCGATTGCCATAGATGCGAAAGTTAGTGGCTTCATTCTCTCGAATAAAGTCACGGCAATCCATCATGGTACCGGGTTGAATAGTATCGACGGGAAGACCGTCGAGTGTGCGATATTTTGTTTGATTGCGAGTCGGAACGAAGAGGGTCGGTTGAAAGCGAACTTTCTCGACCACTCTTCTATTCCCTTCGTAGCCGACATAGAGAATGTCAGCCGCGGTACGCTCGACTGAGGTGTAGAAGCTTGCCATACTTTAATTTATACCACGTGCTACTACAATTGTCAATAAGTTACTCCTCAGTCAAGAGTTCTTTTTTCCCTTCAATAAGTTTACCTCCGGACGTAACCTTGATCGTCTTAGGCTTCTTATGATCTGGGATGATGTTTTTGAGCGAGATGAGTAGGATCCCGTTCTCGAGGTCCGCTCCTTCCACTTCGATAGTGTCGGATAGCGTGAACTCTCGTGTGAATGCTCTGTTGGCGATTCCCCTGTGGAGAAGTTTCCCTCCGTCTTCTTCATTCGTAACCTTTCCTGTGACGGTGAGTTTACCATCCTGTAGCAGGACTTCAATATCTTCCTGTGTGAAACCAGCGACTGCCATCTCGATATGATAATGGTCTTCAGCCACTTGACGAATGTTGTAAGGGGGATACCCGCCGGTTTGATTTGGATGTGCAGTATGCATCGTGTCAATCTGTTTCCAGAGACGATCAAAGCCGACGAAAAAGGGATCGAGTTTGCGGATGTCCGCAGCGTTTAAGCTTACCATTTGTACCTCCTGTGTAAGCAAGGTTGAATATGGAGAACCCTAGTAGGCGTTCTCTATACTATATATAATCATTCTCCTTAAAAAGTAAAGGGGACGGGAAAAAAGTTGATGATAAGGAGAATGATATTTTCCCGTCCCCTATAACTTACGCCGCTACGCGTGTACCCAATGCACGGTACCCGGCTGCGATAACGGCCTTCGAAGGTGTACCCATACGATAGAAGTTGCGGGTTTCACCTTTGCTGTTGGTGCGAGCATTGCTATAGATCGCAAAGCCGCCCGACTTGCGAAGTGAGTCGACCAAAGCCGTAGGATTGGCAACTCCATAACGAGAACGGATCTGCTTAACCGTAAGCTGTTCTCCGTTCATAAGTGCGTCAAGGACGCGACTAGATTTCGACATACTAGATGTCTCCTTGTAGTTACAAAAATGAAGTAAGGAGCTTTCCTTTGTGTGGTCCGAGATACCACCCCTTACTTCGTCTCGGTATACAGATCGAGTAATCCCCGATCATGTTATCATTCTATCAAACAGCCGATGAAGTGTCAACAAGTTTTCCAAACTTTTCAAGATATTGTTGCATCACTTTATCACCCTGATCGATAAATGCATCACACGCACAGTATGCACAGTTCTTTCCAGTCAAGAGATAGTTCTTTACCAGATGTCTGTAGTTCTCTGAGTGTGAAACATTACTAAGGAGCATTGAGTTGATATCAACATACTCCTTCATCATCCATAGAGCATTCATCACAAACCACGTATTATCATGGTGGTGTAATCCGATATGATCCATGAATTCTTGAAACTTCGAAGCGCTCTTTTCAGCGAGACTGTAAAGAACAGCGTATACCGTACCGAGCTTGTGTTTGTTTTCTTCTGAATAAAAAAGATCTGCAGGATCAGTTACGAGACCATTGTAGCTGATATCGTTGATTGCTCCCTTATCCCACAGAAAGTTCCAGTTACTCTCAAGCATGTACAAAAGAAGATCCATAAGATCTTCAGGGCTACCACCCTCCATGTAGGTACGACGTTTACATTTGTAGTCGACCTCATAGTAGTACTGCTCGTCGTCTCTGTCGATCTCGATGCAGTCATATATCTCGATAGAAGATTTTTCAAATCTCATAGAGTTGAGAAGAACGGTGCCTTCCTTGCCTGCACACGATCCGACATGATCGAGAAAGAACGGTTGATACGGCTCCTTGAAGATACCGTACTTTCCATCCCAGACCTTTCTCTTGACGTGATAACCCAGATAGAAGATATCTGGCTCGCCGAGTTTATCGTATTCGTAGGATGGTTCTTCAAGAATGTAGTGACCGGTATACGGAAGACCGGCTCCCTTATAGTAACACTTGTTACCTTTCGAGACCCGGCCGTCGACATAGGTGAGATCATCATCGATAGTGATGGTGTTCTCGACCTCTCCTGTCTTTCCGTATACGTTAATGTTTGTCATATAAACTGGTGCCGTCGCACGGACTCGAACCGCGGACCTGAGGTTTACAAAACCCCTGCTCTACCAACTGAGCTACGACGGCTATTCGGTTAAAAGTTGTTGAACCTCAAAGTCGGGATCGTCATTCAGAGCAACCCAACGATGATCTCCGGTCTCACTGAAGACCATTAAGAAGGGACCAGGCACACCGGTGTGTGTCGTAGTTTGAATGCTGTTACGAACCTCTGATACCCAGAAGTCCTCACCAAAATGTTGAATACGGTTCTTACCGTGTTTGGTCTTACCCTTGAGCTTTACTCGTGTTCCAGGTTGCATTATGCTCCCTCCACTTCATCAACTTCAATGATGGACAGTTTTCTCCCTGGATTCACCTCACAGAGAATCATGTGGAGTTCGGCAACATTACCGAAATCGGTTTCAGTACCGAAACACCTACCTTCTTCATCACGAATTTCCCAAAACAACATTATGCTGCCTCCCATTCTACGAAGGTAACGATGTCCATGAGCTCCTTGACGAGCTCCCGACCGAAGTCGGTGAACAGGATGCCACGTCGAAAGACCCAGCCCTCAACGTCCTGGCTGTGATGGAACGTCTCTTCGGACGTCATCCAGCGGAGAGCAGTCTGCCGATCTCCGGCACCGATATCGATGCAGGCCTGAAGCTCTGCCTCAAACTCGGCGAGACATTCGTCTTGAATGCGAGCCTCCCAAGCCTGGTGACGCTCGAGCTCACGAAGGAGACCATCCCAGATGGCCTGCTTGTTCTCGTCG